CCATAGCCAGAAGAAAAATAAATAAACTTATATCCGGGCTGTGCTACTGCAACATCAAAATCTCTATCGTTCTTTTCTTTTGTGATCTTAGGGGCAGCAGCTTTCTTAGGAGCAGCAGCTTTCTTTGCAACTTGCTTGTCATCAGTAGACTTAGCATTTGTGTCTGTTGATTTAATAACATTATCGGTCATAGTATAAAATTGTACCACATATTTTATTCAATACAAAGCAAAGAACCCTAGTTTTCACTAGGGTTCAAAGCCGAACGTTTTAATTGTAACTATAACGCCCTAAGGTATTAGAGAGTACGAAGCTTGACATTCTTTGCGATTACATACGAGTCAGCATTCTCAATATTGGATGCAACTCTCATGTACTGTGTGTACTCAATGGTGTCAGTCTTTGGCTTGAACTGGCGGTACACGGTGATGTCGCGGTGGATACCGATAACACGGTTGTTCGGGAACGTGAGTTCCAAAAAGCCGTGTGAACCAGCAGCACCAGAGTAGTCACCAGTAGCAGTTTCAGGCATCAAAGGAACTTCAACCAACGGAATACCGAATGGAGCAAGACCAGTAGCACCAGGACCACCATTTGCACGCATTGAGCCTTGCAGGAATGCCATATCACCAACGAGTGAACCAGGTGATGGAGCGCCAGCAGTAGCAAGAGTAGCCGAGTTGGGGTTACCCAAACTGTAGATTGAGTCCTGAACAACGCCTGAACCAGAGAAGAACTTTAGTTCATTACGACGCTGCAAGTACTTGCTTGGCAGGTTACGAAGGATACGGTCATATGTTGAACGTGAAACGTTGTTACCAGCCTCATCAACTACGCGACCAGAAGTTCTAGCCAACTTCACAAAGCCATCAAGAGCCTTGAGAAGAGAGTTGTTAGAAGAGGTGTTACCATTGATAAACAAATCATCCATGTCATTAGCAGTTTGACGTGCCATGATCTGAGCGATATGATCTTCCAATGATGGTCCTTCAATGTTATCTTCCAAAGACTCAGTGCTGAGTGCCCAGTCAAGACGAAGCTTAACGGTGCTCAAAGAGACCTTGGTGAATGTGACAGCAGCATTTGCAGCTGTGTCGGTTGCCTCAGTTGCCTTTGCAAGCAAACGAGTGCCAACGGAAGTCTTATCAATTTCCATTTGCGGGGTACGCATGCGAACCACTCTTGAGTTCTGCATGAGCACTGATTGATCAATCACGAAGTCAATAAAACGATTTGACTGCGCTGGCTTCATCAAACCACCACTATCGTTATTAACCACGCTAGTAGTGACTTCATCTGCCTTACTTAAAATTTCTTGTTGAGTTGCCATAGTATTATTCCTCCTAATTATGACTGATAACCAAGTGCGCTAATTAAGCCTTGGGGTAAATAAACGTTGTTCCAAACAGAAGTAGATACGGACTTAACAAGTTCCTCTTCATCAGCGTCATCTTCAGGGTCAACACTTTTCTTAATTGCACCAGATGTTGCGATTGTATTGACCTTTTCTTCTTGGTCAGCCAAAGACTTCTCTGCTGCTTCTAACTTTCCTTGAATTTCAGTTGCCTGAACTTCAAAACTCTTTGCAATGCTGTCGATTTTTTCTTGAACAGTTGCTTCAACTTCTTCTTTAATTGAAGTAGCGAAGTTAGCCAGTTTCTCGTCAACCACAGCACTAAGAGCATCCTTAAGGATTTCAATATCCATTTCTTCCTCCAATGTGTTCTCAGTTACTTCAACTTTAGATTCTGTTGAAGTTGTTTCTTTTACATCTTGAACAACCCAGTTAACAAACCTTTTCAAAAGAGAAAGTTTATTGTAGTCTTGTTCTTCCATGTTTAAGATCGTATCATATTGTACATCATTTTGCAAGATATCTGCTTGCATTTTAGTAATATTTGTATCTTCTTCATCTACAAATTCTTTGATGTCATCAATAGGGGCTGAACTATCAAGCATATCAGCTAATGCTGTAACAATATCTTTTACTTCATTCCAATCTTCTTCTACTTCATCAATTACATCTAATTGACTGTCAGAACTCTTATTCATAGTGGTCTCCTTTTTCTTACTAGGCCTCTTTTTCTTTTTAGGCTTAACTTTTGCAGAAGGATCGCCATAGCCCTGTTGAGGATTCTTAAGACCAGCATTCATATCAGTTGTTGCAACTTCACCTTCTTTAACAAGTTTATCAGGAATACTGCAACCACATGAACAATTGTCTTTTTCAATATCAAAATCTTCATCATATTTCTTTGTACAGTTATTTAAAGTTTCAACTTTAGATCTAGCCCAAGCCCATCCAGCGTCACCACCCCAAAGATTCCAAGCAATACGACCATTAGATGGGTAGCCATCTTCACCAGGACTCCATCCTTTACCTTGCTTATCCACTTCATGACGGGGAAAGTAGCTTGCAACTTTTCTAACAAACTGTTCACTAGCATTACCGCCAGCAGAAAGTCTTCTTGCAGAACCAAGCCCAACGCTCGTTCCACCACGACCAAATTCTCTACGTTGTGATAATCCAATTGCAGCAGTTTTCTTTACACTATCTGGGATAGAAAGATCTATGTCACCACAATCTACTTTTAAAACATAATCATAATTGCCATCAGAATCCATTTTAACAATATCAATAACTGCAACTTGATTAGCAGGATTATCAACTAAACTAAGTTCACCAAGTTCATAATCTTTAATTACGTTAACTGGTTTACCTCTAAAAATCTTTTTAGTATCCATCTCTTTTTGAATAATCTTTCCACCAATTGAAAAAGCACGAAGTGTCCCATCAAGAACTTTTTCCCAAGTATCTTGAGCACCTTTAGAAATATATGCTTCTACACGAATAGCATTATAAGACTCACCATCAGCACCTTTAACAATAACTGGCTCATACTTGATAGCTTTACCTACAGCAATAGGAGAATGCATCTCTCTAATATTGCCAGACCAGTTTTTAAATGCAACAAGTGATGCATTAAAATCAATAATATCTCCAGCTTTATCAATATTATCTGCTGTAGCAATTCCTACTACAATACGTTCTTCTCTCTTGATAAAATCAATTGGGAAAGATATATTAAAATTTTCCATATTACCCCTATGTTACAGTATTTTTATTAAAAATACAAATTAGCCTATTGCATAAACACTTAGAGTGCATGAGGCAGTTGAAATTTGATATGTAGTGTAATCACCAGGAATACAATGATATACATGCGTACCATTTGATGGTGAAGGAGGAATAACTACTTGGTATATTCCATTCAACACGACAGTCGCTGCTGTATTATTATTTTGATTCCAAAAATATATTGCAGATGTATGATGATTAAGACTCTGCGACCCGTCAGTACTTACTACTGCCGTATCTGAATAAACTAAACTTCCGTACATTATTTTCTCCTTTTAGGCATCAGTGTTTGTGCCATTATCTTGATTCTGACCACGCTCTGCTTGGTCACCATTCTGTCGGGGATCTACAGCACCACCAGATGTATCTGGCGCTGCTCTTCTAGGGAAAGCCGACTGATTGTTTGAATTCATAGAAGGTGCCCCTGGTCCTTCTTTTTTAACTTTAGTGGGGAAAGGAAGAACCTCATCACCATCTGATCTTTCTGGGTATCCAAGATGACCTCTAACCTCGTTAGGTGTAATAATTTCAGTTCTCAAATACCTATCATAAATTCTAGACTGCATCTCGTCATCAACAAGGTCAATCCTCTTAAACTTCAAAGTTAAAAGATCAGTAAACTCAGCAATAATCTTATTAATCTTCTTTTCAATAACAGCTTGATCTGGCCCAATAACCTGAGTCTTAAATGTCTTATCAGCATCTCTAGACACAGCAAGGTTTGCGTTATCATAAACGCCAACCTTTGGCGCTGGAACTCTGTTAGCAACTAGGATTTCATCTCTGTTTGATTTTCTAAATTTATCAAATGACGCATCTTGAATTCCCGCCTCAAGCTTCTCAAATTTGATATCAGCATCAGAACCGATAGAAGAAGGAATAGGGATAACAAGAGTACCATGATTTCTGCCTTTGACTTCATTTCTAAAATAGTTAACTAATTCTTGTTTTGATTTTGCACTAAGCTTTGCACCCTTTAAGATAATTGCATATCTAGGAATTGCTTTATTTTCAAAGTAATCAATATTATATTCTTTTGCGTATTTATCACCAATGATAGCTGCAGCAGCAGAAACGGCTGGCGGAATACCGTAATAAGAGTTGTTCGGTGAATAAATTTTAAAATGAATTAACTCGTTTGGGTTAGCATCTAGATTAAGTGGATCTTCTGTTTCAAGATCTTGGAAATTTCTAAAATAGACAGCACTAATCTTATTGCTCTTAGCAATTTGAACGTACCCATCTCTTTTTCTTCTAACTCTTACAAGAGTTGCTGGAACATGACCGATATAGCCAACTGAGCCATCAACATTTCTACCAATTTCAAGATACCCGTTTCCAACAGTCATGACATCAAGCCATACTCTAACCATTGTTTCTAAAAACGTTTCTTCATCATTTAAATTTTCAAAAATATCATCAAGACGTTCTTTTTCATCTTGAAGACCTTTTCTAACTCTAGAAAGCTTTTCAACATCACCTTGAGTCTTTTCAATTCTTCGCCTTGCTTTTGTGGTCTCAACAAATTCGTATCCAAGACCAACAGTGTTCATTGCTCTAGCATTAATAGCCGAGTTATGAATAGCACTTTGATCATAAAGACCAGCAAGTGTATCTAGGTCATATGGGGGAGTAACAACATCATAAAGAGAGTATCCATCCAGCATTTCTGGGTCAACATACTTAGCACCAGTCTCACCCATTCCAGTAAGTCTTTTTTGTAGGTTATAAAACTTTCTTTTCATCTTAGGTGAAAGTTGAGAAGTCTTAACCTGAGTAAATGGATCATTGTTTTCCATTTTTGATAGAACTTGAACATATGAAAGTTCGTCTATTTCAACGCCATCTTCTGGATCATCTATATGCATTGTTGTTCCCATCTTATACTCCAAAATGGCGCTTAAAAGCGTCTTCGTAAGGATCGGGTGTCAGTCCATCAGACAATCTTGCACTTTGATCTTCAAACTCTGATTTAGTAACTTTCCTAGCACCAGAGATCCACGCTGGATATCCTGCGTCACTACCAGTCCAGTACAAAGCAGCCTCTGCTACTCTCTTTTCAATCTTTGGATCGTTAATAATACCTTCAGCTGATAAAACACCATCGCCATCACTTAAAGGTAAACCATCAGGAGTCATCCAAACACATACACCAAATGAAGTGTCTGGAACCCAAATCTTTTTGCTATCAACAATACTTGTTTCCATTTAACATATCATACACCATTTAAAATAAAAAAGCACCAATAAATACAAAAAGCGTACCAAGTTGGTACGCTTTTTGCAGATTATGTATTTTTTTTATTACTTAATCGGGCAAGCTCCACCTTCACACTCTAAACTTTCAATTGAAAGATTATTAATAGAGTCAGTAAAAGAAACACTATTTTTAATTTTTGAACTTAACTTCAAGTAATCAGATTCAGTAATCTCTTCATATGGCGCAAGGTTAAAGCCATGATCACTATGCAATAGGAAAGATACAGACTTAATTCTATTTGTATAATTCTTAGACAACCATTCTTTAATATCAGTAAGTTCATCTTTCTTATAGTAAACAGTTACGCTAACATTGTTATCAGCCCATCCAGACTGGGCTTTAACAACCCATTCTAATTGCTGCACAGCAGTAAGTTGATTAGCCAAAGTTGCATGATCTGGTGTTTGACATGGGAATTCAATCACGCACATTGAATGATTTTCTTTACCATCTAAACCAATATCATAAACAACGTTATAACCCTTTTCACGACAATATGTCACAAGAGGATCATTGCTAACCATTCTTACACGACGAATATAATATTTAGCATAAGCTGGATGGATACCGGGGGTAACACCAGCAAGAAGACTCAATGTACCACTAGGCTTAACAGTTGTAAGTTTAATTGATGGATTAATACCCAAAACCCCAGACCAGTGCTTATCAAACTCTTTCAACTCTACATAACAATCACTAACCCAAGAAAGCTGTTCCTCAGTAGACTGAAGCCAGCCAGTAATACCCTGACCCAAACGGCGATTTCTCGTAATAACATCGCGACTCTTCTTGTATGGATAATACAAACTAGTAATTGCCTTTTGTGTCTTATAAAGAAGCTTGCTTAAATCAAGAAGTTCCTTCTTTGATTCAATATTTGGCAAAAATATTTCAGCAAGGTTACATGGTTCACCATCTTCCAAACCAATTTCACCACAAGGGTTAGTGCCAATAACTTTTGAATCGTTTACTTTTTCACCAAGACGGCCTGTCTTGCGAATAAGTTTGCGGTTGATCAACCCATAAGGCTCTCCAGACCCATCGTAACCCTTCCAGAACTCATCTGTCATCTCTTCATGGGAATCTGCAAAGATTGAGTTATTAGAGTTTGCACGCCAGTTTGGAATGTCATTACGACCCCAGTTTTTAGCCCTCAAGAAAAGTGTGTCATCAGGATCACCAATAGCAATTTGAGCAGATCTACGTGAAGAACCAGCAACAACAATTTTACCAATAATATTTGCAATATCTAAAGCATCAACAGAACGAATATCTTTGCCAACTCTTTTATCAAGAATATTACAAATATCAGTAATACCTTCAATTAAAATTTCTGGACCAGATGCTGTTCCACCAAATGTTTTCAAAGTAGCGCCAAAGCCTCTAATCAAAAGAGTGCTGTATGTAAAAGATTCTCCAGTTTCAAAATAACTAGTCAATACCTTGCCAAGAAGGGCCGACCAGCCCTGTCGCGAGTCTGGAACAATAAAGTCAGCATCGTTTGTTCTTTCGTGCTTAACAAATTCAACATGCTTAACTTTCGGCATCTTATAAACAACTGAGCGTTCAACAGTGAATCCAACTCCACCACCAACCATGAGGTGATCCATCAAAAACTTAAAGTCATCAACACAAGAAATAGTTGTCATCCAGCAATTAACTAGAGACACACCACTCATCTTTTCAACAAGAGGCGTACCTAACTGCCAAAGGGAGCGACCAGCAAAAATCCCTTTAAGATTAAAAATGTAATCAAATAGACGCTCTGCTTCATCTTGTGTATATCCTGCACCAATAGATTGAGCACCATTGATTGATCGGCCAATAGTTTCGTGCCATAGTTCTTTTCGACCCAAAGACTCAATGTCTCTAGCGTATGTTCTCTTATAAACTATTTCGCCAAGACCATTAAAACCCCAAGGTGGTGTCTTATCTGTATAAGAATTAATAAATTGTTCTGATAATATCGTCATCGTTCCTCCTAGAAAAATGTGTAAATTCAATGGTATCAATTCAATTGATCCAAGCAAAGACTAAATGCTTAGGCTAATTAAAAGTTTTTTTCAAATTCCGTCAAACGGGAGAGCATCTTATCAGCGACATTTGACCAAGACATCTCACCGTGAATTATTTTTGCTGAACGCAACGTATATTTTTTGAAATCGTCATATTCACTCACAACATGTTCCATCAAATCAAGTAGTTCATCGTAATTAGGAACAGCCCATTCCCCGACATCACAGGCGTACAAGTGATCATGGAAGTCAGACTTACCCCAGGTTGCTGGGAGCGGGATGGACATTTTAGCAAAATCTGCACACCCTGTTAAGTTTGTGCAGATTGTAGGAAGTCCTGTAGCAATAGCTTCAAAAGGAATCATCCCAAAACCTTCACCACTTGTTGGGTAAACCATGCAATGGCACTTGTGATATAAACGCACAAGTTGATCAACAGAAAAGTTATCTGGAATACCAATAATTTGAGGATGATTATGGGCTGGCACAATATGACCATCAAGATAAACATCTGCAAAACAAAACTTATTATATTTAAGAATTAATTGAAAGTCATCATTGCCTTCATACAACTCTAAAAAAGCATCAACAACAAGTTGAGCGTTCTTTCTTTTAGAATCTCCACCTACATGAAGGAAGTTAAATTTACCTGTAAGTTCTCTTTCATATATCTCAAAGTCATCAGATATGCCGTGAGGAATAACATGAACGTTGGGATGAATATTGTTTTTAATATAAATATCTTTAACAAATTCCGATGTAGCCCATATTTCAGAGCATCGCGACATATTATGTTTCCAACTATCTGGAACAATTGTAGACTCCCAAGGAGTATAACCAATATTATAGTTATTATGAATCTGATAATAAATTGGTGGACAAAAATTAATATGAAAAGGTATTTCTTCTCTATTATAAAAAACACCAACACCCTTCTGTTGTAAAGCAAGGATGGAACTAACGGCAGC